GTTGTTCTCTCAAGTCTTACGTGCCTCACACCCTTAATCGTATCATTTACATCTGGAACCGCGGGTTCTTCTAGGGTCTTCTCACCACCCATAGCACCGGCTAATAGACTGGAAGAAATACAACACACACTGAGAAGTCCAACACCGGCTAGCATCCCAGTTACGTTCGACATTGTTTATTATACTGTGAGATTTTTACATAGTGGATGACACTATCTAAGAATCTCCTCCGACCGGGTTTGAACCGATGACCTACAGGTTAACAGCCTGTCGCTCTACCAACTGAGCTACAGAGGAATGGTCCTCTCTACTAGAATCGAACTAGTGACCATTGGAACTACAGTCCACAGCTCTACCGACTGAGCTAAGAGAGGATTAAAGCTCCCACGTGGATTCGAACCACGGGTGGTGGATTCAAAGTCCACAGTGTTAACCAACTACACTATAGGAGCGTCTTCTATAGTAGTAATTGGAATCTCTTCTTTAAGCTCGTATTTGTATTTGAAGTAGTACATGAGCAAGGAGAAAAGACCAGCGGAAAAATTCGTTATGGTCATGGGCACGACGTTGTAGTAGAAAGAGTACACGAGGGACAGTACACTCGCCGTCAGGTTCAGGTGTAAAAAGTTATAGTTGATAGCTTTTGCGTCTTTGTGTTTGTACACATGATTAATTTCGGGTATGAACATGATGACAATGAGTATCGATCCTATCAGACCGCATACATCTATACCATTCATTCTTACTCATTTAAATTTTCTAACGTTTAAGTAGGTATGTTCTTGTTCGTCATACTCTTGGTGATTGTCGTCTACATTCTCGCCGTGACGTATAGGGAAGAGAAGATTAAAATCAAAGAGAAATACGATTACAAGTGTTTTCTTCTCACGGTCAACAGTGCCAAGACACGCCAAGAACGATTTTTCAAATACTATAGCGGATTTACTCCCATAGAAGTCATCTACGGTCCCAACACTGGGAACGTTAAAATCGCGAGGGAATACGAAGATATCATTGAACCTGAATATTTTGAAAAGGCTCTGGAAATGCATTACGACCCGACGGTAAAACGCCCGAACATAACCTATTTCAATCTCGGGGCTATAGGTTGTTTCGTGGGGCACATGGATTTCTATAAACGCTGTTTCGAACAGGGACTCAAATATGCGGTCATTTTTGAAGATAATGTCATCATCAAATCTTCCCGTCTGTTCCATGAAATTCAAGAGGTCATAAACGAAAAGGGTGAAAATATGGAGATGTGTTTCTTCCATTGTCTTTCCAGGCTTCCTGATAAAGACGAGGGAACTCTGGAAAAGGTGAAATGGATTTCGAGTACGAAATGCTACCTCATAAACGTGAATAATATGCGAAAGTACGTGAAGCACTTCTACCCGATGAATAATCACGTAGACATGAAGCATGAAGATTTAATAAACAAAGGAGCTCGAGTGTATTACAAGGATATGCGAAAGTATATGGTCATAGACAGGTCACAGAAAAGTCTCATCGGTCACAGTGACCACGGTGAGCGTAACTTTTTCTCGAGACATCATCCGCACGCCACCCCCAAGGATGTCAAGTGGGGGTATTAATTTTCACTGGTCTTTGAATCGCACTTTTTACAATGAGGAAAACCCATTGTAAAAAGTGATCCCAACGGGGCTCGAACCCGTGACCTTGGCGTGCCTTATATGGGTATGATCCCACTCGTGTATACGTAGTATAAGCACCACGCTCTAACCAACTGAGCTATGGGATCAAAACTCATACATCGTGACTGTGAACCTACCTTTTGTCCTCACTGTAGGTTCGATGAAGAGTTCTCGTATCTTATCCTTACCACGGGTCGTACCTTTAAGTTCCTTCGACTCTTTATCAATACTCGCTTCCGAACGAAACACAACACCTTCCGCCTTGTGATATTCGATTCCATCCTTCATGATGACCACGACATCATTGGGAGGAAGTGTTTGAGCGCCAATAAAATTGGGATCTTTGTACATCGCTCTAAACATACACTCCATTGAGATATTTTCCAATCATAAATCCTAAAACATTCGTTAGATTTTCACCGATAGAATAGTGCCACGTGTGCGACTCCGAATTTTTTATACCGAAGACTCTATCTATGAAATTTTCGTGCTTGGGTGTACCGGCATACACGTGACGATACCACAAGGGTGTTTTCTCGTCGGATGTAGAGAGACACCCTCCTAAATTCTCTACGATATCCGGACGCATAGAAAGCCAGTATTCAAATATTTCCCACACGATTCCCAAGATGATCCAAAACCAAAACTGTTTGGGATACAAAAAGCCTAGAAGCATGTACAGAAGTAAGTGTCCGTACTGAAACCCATAAAATTCGGTTCTGTAACACCCCTCCGTCTTTCTTTTACACGAACATTTGTTCGCGTAGGCAAAGAACCATACTATAAACAACAGTATAATCACTATCATTTATAATAAGTGTACATAATTTTAAGCATTCTTAATCATGTTATTGATGCTGGTGTTCCGTATGGAGTTACCCAGCTTGTCGAGACCGAGGAGGCTACTGATTTCCGCGAGGAGTACAAACTGCTGACTCATGACGACAGCTTTCGCGAACCGGGTCTTGGGGGAATAGTCACCGTACCCCACGGAAGACATCGTAGTAAACGAGAAGTAAAAAGGGTCTACGATATTGTCCTCGAAACCAAACGCATCAGGATTGACGCGGTTAATCGCGGCATACACGAGACCGTACAGAAGAGAGATCATCAAAATAGGTAAAAATTGAATGAACCTAAGCATTTACAATGTACTGAGAAATTTATACGGATGGCATTCGTTCTAACTCGTCTACGTCCCGACTCTTTCTTCTCGTCGCGATGTTCTGAAAAGCACCCAACCACTTGCTCACCGCACGTCCCGAACCTGTCACGGATGCCGCATCATCACTCATGACAATCGAGAGTCCGTTACAAACATCCGGTTTGTTCTCTTTATCAGGAAATTGTACCATGAATGCCTGAATGGAAATGGAGGGTATATCCGGTGCGTCATCCAACAATTTGTCGTACTCCTCACGCGACTTCATGATGAATTCCACTACGTCGGAACGATGCTTGATATCCAACGACAGTTCCATATCTATTGACCTGTAGAACTTAGACCACTGTACACACATGACCGAGTGCGCTTCCGATAAAGGGAGACTCTGACTAAACTTACTGATAGAAGAAAGAATACCAGCTATGACGTTGAGGAAGGCAAAGAAATACTGGACAATCATGATACGCGTCTTGGTATCGTTACTCACACCGTCATTACCGCTGGGGTTTAGCACAGCAAAACCACCCACACCCGTTATTGAGGCTATGATGATAGACGGATACGCCAGCCAATCATTTTGCTTTTTATAATAGAGACGTGCATGGTTGTGTAACCAGCGATACCCGGCGGCTTTCTCTGCCCATTTGACAAGTAGCTTCTCCTGCTTCTCACACCATTCACAGTGTTCTTCCTGTTTTTGAACACTCATGGAACCTAACTTACTCGGATAAATTTTTAGCGCACTCCCTGGCTAATTTATCGACGGCTTCATTTTGGGGTGTACCATTATGAGCCTTGACCCACTTCCATTCAATCATGGTAAAGCGTTCCCTCAATTCGTCGAGTTTTACCCATAATTCTTTGTTCTTAACATCTCCCCCTGAAGAAGTTTTCCATCCATTCTTCTTCCAATTGTGTATCCACGAAGATATTCCCTGCTTCACGTAATTACTGTCCGTCACGATACGTACGTATTTCTCTTCCATCCATAGACACTGTTCGAGTGCTTTCACGATAGCTGTCATTTCCATCACGTTATTCGTAGTATTAGGTTGTGCCCCACATAGCTTAAAGTCCTTACTAATGGCCGCCCACCCACCTCTACCAGGGTTTCCCAAACAGCTTCCATCAGTGTACACTTCGTACATACTTACTTATCGTGGTTTATCCTTATATTCCGAAGCCTTCTTCGGTGTTTTACAAATCGTATCACCACAGTGGTCTCTGTTCTGGTACACGGAGTTTATGGATGTTGAAATTTCGTTACACGACTTGAGATTCCAACGTCCTAACGTAGGTTTTTCAACTTTCACGATAAGTTCATACATTCGCCTGAGTAACATACTCATTTTCAATTTTAAAAATTGTGCGATTTCAATTTTTAAATATGAATTTTTTAATAGCAAATACAAATTTGATTTGTATGCTTAGTTAGAGAAGGCAAGACCACCCATACCAGACTGGATGCGGAGGACGTTGTAGTTAGTCGCGAACATGTGCATGTTGGTCGCGTCGGTGGTGTTCATGGTAACGGACACCTGGGCGTTGTCAATGCGCGAGAAGTTGCAAGTGCCGGTAGGCTGGTGCTCCTCGGGCTTAAGGGCAAAGGAGTACGAATACACGCCCGCGTATGGGGAACCACTGTGGTGGAAGTGGGGCTGCACCTGGTTGAAGTACTTACCCTTCTGCTCCTTGAAACGGTCCTGGCCGTTAAGAACGAGCTTGAAGGTGTTGAGGGGACCGACGACCTCCTCGGTGAAGGCGTTGGCAGCCGCGGTACCGTCGGTGCCTACCTTGAGGAGAGGAGCACCAGAGACGGAGGTGGAGATGAAAGCGTTGGACGCCGCGATCGCGGTGGGGTCAGCCTCGAGGACAACCTCGCCGACGGCACCCTTGGAGGTGAAGTTCCACATCTTGGTACGGGCGACACCCTCGTCGAAGCACCATACGAGCTCCTTGATGGGGTGGTTGTACGAGAGGCGGACCTGCTTGGTGGAAGCGGAGGTGACGGTATCAGTACCAGTGTGCTGAACCTGCTCGATGAGGTACTCGTGACCCTTCTGGGCGAAGCGGCGACGCTCCTCGGTGTCGAGGTAGATGTAGTTGGCCCAGACCTTGAAGGTGTCAGTGTTAAGGTAAGTGGTGAACTCCGAAGATAAATCGAAATCAATACGAACCTCGTGGTACTGCAGAGCAATTAGTGGGAGATAAAGACCGGGATTGCGGTTAAAGAAGAAAACGAGAGGAAGGTAGACAGTGGAGTCGGCAGTGCCGGTAGTCATCTTACCCCAAGTGGCCTTCTTGCACTCATCGAGGTAAAGCTCGGAGTACAGACGCCACCAGCGCTGGTAGTGCTTGTCGACACGCTGACCACCGATGGACATTTCCACAGAGGAGACGGCGCGCTCGGCGACCCAGCAAAGATCGGCGGTAGCATCGGAAGTGTTGGACGCGATGCCGGACTTGGACTTAAGCTCGACATACATGTCACCGACGAGATCACCGTTGCGGGCAACAGTGACGGAGACGCGGCCGGAGTCGGCGGCAGTACCGTTGACGGTCTGCTCGATGTTCTCCATCGCGAAGTTAGTGTGGCGCTTGTATTTCGCCTGGAAGAAAGTTACCTCAGGGTTACCAGTAAGGTAGACATCCTGGGCACCGTACGCTACGAGTTGCATGAGACCACCGGCCATTTTGAGAGTTGTTGTACTATAAGCAGAGAAAATAATTTTGGGGAAATGCGAAATTTCGCGATCCAATTTTTCTTGGTCTAATTTAAATGTCAAATCAGCCTGAGGAAAATGAGATTGAAATCGAGGAGGGTGAGATCGTCTCCGAGTCGGAGACCGAGACTGAGGAGGAACCCATCGATGAGGAGGAGATCGACATGGACGAGGATGAAATGATGTTCGAGGATGATGGCATGGATGTCACGACTCTCATGACCTCTCTCCTGGCTACGGAAGATGGTGACACCGTGTGCACCGCCCTCGTTGGGATCTCCCAACAACTCCAGATGCAAAATAAAATCCTGATAAAGATTTTGAGTGAGTTGAAAAATTAATTAGAGAGAAAAATTGTAAATCATATAACTATGGAAGATACTCACTTCATCGACAAGGACCCGGATAAGTATGAAGCACTCGCCGAGCTACAGAAACGGGCTATTCAGTCGATGAACGGAGAATCCGAATTTGAAAAAATTGTTCAGGCCTTCGAGAAGTTGTGGAATCTCAGAACGGAGGATTTCAAGTGTGCACGTGAACTTGGTTACCGGCAATACATTCACAGTGACAACTTTGACGAGCACGGGAATCCTATGGTGTCTAAACTCGATATTTTGGCTATAAAAGGTATTCGTGAAAAACAACGACGCTATCTCGTCGACCTCAAAAACAGAATCAAAGAAATTAACCTTGACAAAAAAGAAAACGACGACGGCGTAAATCTCATCACCCGTGTCCATAACATCCTGAAGCAAGTGAAGGATGGATACGACAACGTTCGACGTCACTACAATGCGTACGAGCGGGTCGTAAACCCCACGGTCAAGCACCAGGCGAGCTCGACGTCCGATCCTTCTACGATGTGTGAAGAAGACACTGAGAGTGTCTCTTCGTACCAAAAGTGTCTCATTTTTGCCCTGGATGAACTGTACAAGGCGAAGTATCGTAGATACAAGGGGTTCTGCTGTGAAGAGCGTAAGACTGAAGACGGGTACAATACACGGGCGTGGGAACAGAAAATGTCCATCGAAGATTTCGTATATTCGTTGGCAAACAAGGATGATAACTTTGAGATGTGGAAGAACTTCACGAGCAAGGGGAGCATCTTCAGGGAAGTGATCGATAACCTCTCCAAGTGTCAGGATTCACAGTTTCCCACTATCGAAAAGCGACGTTACGTGTGGTCTTTCAAGAATGGTGTCTTCATCGGTAAGGAGTGGGTTGCCACAAATCCTATGGATGAGAATGATGGGTACTATAGATGTGCGTTTTACCCGTACACCAGCAAGGAGTTTGCACGTCTCGACCCAACCTTGATCGCCTGTAAATACTTCGATAAGGTGTTCGACGACTATTCTCACGTTGACAACTGGGAAGATATTCCAACGCCTAACTTTGACCGTGTACTTCAATATCAAAACTTCGAACCGGAAGTGTGCAAATGGGCCTATGTGATGGGTGGGCGCCTGTGCTTTGATGTCGGTGAGTTGGATAAATGGCAAATCATCCCATTCTTCAAAGGAATTGCGAAAAGTGGTAAGAGTACCCTGATCACAAAGGTATTCAAAAAGTTCTACGAGAGTCAGGATGTAGGCACACTTTCGAACAATATCGAGAAGAAGTTCGGCCTCTCCGCCATCGCGAACAACTTCATGTTCATCGCACCAGAGGTGAAGGGTGATCTTTCACTCGAACAGGCGGAGTTCCAGTCTATTGTATCTGGCGAGGATGTATCCATCGCTGTCAAAAACAAACAAGCCATTCCCATGGTTTGGAAGGTTCCGGGTGTCTTGGGAGGTAACGAAGTTCCGGGGTGGAAGGATAACTCGGGCTCTGTTTTGCGTCGTATTTTGCCTTGGAACTTTAGCAAACAGGTGCGTGAAGCGGATCCCGCTCTCGATGATAAGCTTGAAAACGAGTTGCCTATCATTCTACTCAAGTGTGTACGAGGCTACATCGACTACAGGAACAAGTACGCTGATGCGGATATCTGGAATGTAGTTCCAAAGTACTTTGAACTCATCAAGATGCAAGTCGCGAAGGTTGCAAACTCTCTTATCCACTTCCTCGAGTCTACCAACGTGGACAAGGCTAAGGGTGAGTACGTACCTCAGAGCCTCTTCGTGGCCGCTTTCAATACACACTGTAAGAACAATAACCTCGGGCAGCACAAGTTCCACGAAGACTTCTATGTTGGTCCATTCAGCTCGTACGATATCGAGGTTAGAAACGAATCGGTGTCTTACCGGGGTCGTCAGTATCCCACTCAACCCGTTATTTTCGGTGTCGACCTAAAGGAAGACGAACTAATGACTGGGAACAACCATTAAAAAAAATCCTATAAGATAGTAATATGAGCCAGTCGGTCAAAGAATTTGTCAGGCAGTCTGGTGTGGACGTACGGCAAAGTCCCAATTATGACTCGAATAATAACAATAACTTTGCTCGGGAACTTGAGATGGAGCTGGAAAGAGCTGAACGCGCTCGCGCGGCTGAGCGTATGGCTCGCAGGGAAGACATTGCTCGTGGTCAGCAATTCTTCCGTGAACCTGCTCGACCCGAGTTACAACAGCGACGAGCGATGCCTCCTCCCCCTCCTCCTACACGGAGTCGATTCGCGCAATTCGAAAACAACTCTCCCCTTGAAAATGAGTTCGCGGACATTAACATCAATAAATTGGTAAACAATGCGATGAGAGAACCCATAGACAATGTTTCTCCAATCAACGAAGCCGCGTTTGAAAAGGCGCTCGCGGAGATGAACCCGAACGTGGTCAACGAATTCGCGGATTTGACTCCTCTTGTCATTTCTTCATTCAGACCGGGTATGTTCAACGCCGGTGTAGACAGTGGTTACGGACAGAAAGATACCGTCATCAACCTTAAACAGATAGTCATCAAAAAACCACTCGCTAAAATGCGAATCGCCGACGGTCTTTATATAGAAACGAAGGAAATCGTCGGTAGGTACGGTCAACAAAAGATTGCCGTCAGGCACACCCGTAATCTTGGACTCAAGGGTAACATGAACATACCCCTGGTCACTGTAGAATTTAAGATGGTGATTTCTAATGATGACGGTGTAAACCAAGGAACAAACGTAAACATTTACAAAAACGGTAAGATTCGTTTCTCCGGTGGTTTATTAGCGAGTCACATATCTGTCCAACCGGAAGCGGTTCGTCGTTACATCGTGGACAACTACACGACGAAAGAACCCTTCTTCTACAACCCCATTCAGTTTAACAATCTCAGTGGTCAATTCAACATCAACGGTGTTTTCAGGATGGACAACATCGCGTCCAAGTTTGCTCGGTACGGTAGCGTCGTCTACGAACCCGAACTCACACCTATGATGTACGTGACGATGCGGGGGTACACACTCAACATAAGCAAGTCTGGTGTCGTGCAAATCATAGGCGCGAAGACACCTGCTCTTCTTGAAAATGCCTACAAGGCTACTTCTCAAGTCATTCGCCAGTTTGACATTGGAGAAGATATCATCATCAAAAAGACACGGGCGTCTCCCAAAAAGAAAACGAAGCGTAAGATTAAACCCGTTTCTCCCCCCAAGCCCAAGCGTGTCGTGAAACGCAAAACCGCTCTCAATAAAAACCAAATTAACGCCCTCAAGATTGACGGAAAGAAGTGTGAGCGCATGGATAAAAAGGAACTCGTGGATCTCGCGCGTAAAATGGGTGTTATCAACTTTAGGGTCAAGAGTGGTGGTGTCACCCGTGACATGTACAAGCGCGAAATTTGCGACGCTATCAAGAAGAAGTCCGGTATAAAAACGGCCAAGGTGAAGAATGTCACCATGTCTGGGAAAAACACCACTTTCCGCATAGGACGTAAACTGTGTCGCGATATGACCCTTCCTCAAATTAAGCAAATAGCCGAGGTACTCAAGATTAACACCAACGGTAAGCAGAAGAAGGATGATCTTTGTAAAAAGATCGAGGCTGTTCGAAACAACCTGAACAAGCCTAAACCCAAGCCCGTTTCCCCACCCAAGCCCACCAAACGTGAGGTTCAAAGGGCGAAGAAGGCACAGGTTCAAAACCAAAAGGCGCAAGAACGAGTCAAGAGGGTCGGATTAGATGATAACTCTATTCGTAAGGACCTCGAGAAGCAGTACGGTAAAGCCTGGATGAACCGATACAAGCCTAATCTCACACAGGATATCAGGAATATCAAGAATGCCGCGTCTAGGGTGAGCGCCAACAATAGGAACAAGGCGCTCGGTGTACCCAAAAAGATGGTCGTCGACAAAATCAAGAAGGATATGGTTAAGAACTGGAAGATGCAGAGGAAGCGTAACCTCGAGCGGAACTACGTGATGAAGAATGTTAACGTGACCGGCGTTCCCAATAACATGAAAAACAGGTGGAGACAAGCGGCGGCGAACGAAGCTCTTCGTAGGAATAAAGCCATGACTGCTAAGCAGTTCGCAGTACTCAAGAAAAAATGGTTAAAGGGTATGGCTTCTATTAGAGGAAATGGGAACACGCGAAGAAATATTGGGGCGGCTCGAGCTCGGATTGAAACGTTATAAACACGGTGTACGAGTCGACGACGATACCCGGACGTGGGGTACCCCAAAAGATTCATGGATGGCTATGGCGAGAGAGGAACTTTTAGATGCGGTGATTTATGTCGTAGCGGATTACATCAGAAGTGTCAGAAGCGAAGGAGATCGTGCACCCAAATCCTTTCATAAAAATGATGAGCCCGATGATAACAAACTCATCATGTCTATTGTCGACGATTGGGATTGTGTTGAGAGTCCACAACACAAAATGCTCCTATGGAACCTCTTCAAAATGCTCCGTAGTGATCTCTTCAGCGCTGACTAAAGCGAGCAACACATTACTTCCACAACTAAACTGATATGCGGCTTCCCACCACATATGAGTTATGGCGAAGAATATACACATGATATAGGCATACGACTGTGCCCCGAGTAAAGAAGATCCGGTCAATTGATACGGTACGGGTTTTCTATGCAGTGCGTACACCGTTAATACACCGAAGATGATATTGAAAATATCGAGATATCTTTGATACACGATCATGATTCCAAAACCCATTAAAAGTAGAAAATCTGCGACGATCGCGTTAATTTGACTGTACCTGACGACTTCTAGTGGAATCGTGAGGACGACTTCCTCGGGTAGGGGTGGAGGTTCTGGAACGTCTACGTTACATCCAACCACGAGGGAACCGTCGGGTTTTTCTATGACTACATGCCGTTCTCCTCCCATCTATAATACCTGCCTATAAAGAGTGTAGAGAGAGAACGCGAGGACGACGTACAACACGTACATCAGGGTCTTGGGAACGAGAGTAAAGTCATCGAGGACTTTCAGATCGTCCTCATTGAGCTTGTTCTTGTACATGTTGAGCTGATTCAATAAGAGATGGAGGAGTCGTATAGACAGTAACAAAACCGCAGCACTTATGACGATGAACGCGACGTTATATAAAGCGTTCCCTTTACCACGGTAAAACCGAGAATACGCGAGAAGTGCCAACGAAATAGAAACGTAGGCACTGATGTTCTGGAGCGACCTCTGCGAAAGCGAGATGAGTTTCACGAGTTCGGGGTTCATTTATAATACGAACACATTAAAAATCATCGTCGAACCCAATCTCACCTGAATCATCGTCCATCTTCCCGTAGTCCCCTACCCTCTTTTCGAAAAAGTTGGTCTTACCGTCGAGGCTAATATTTTCCATGAAGTCGAAAGGGTTTTTAGACCCCCAAATTGGGGGCTGACCGATCTGTTTAAGGAGACGATCGGAAACGTACTCGATATATTCGGACATCTTGTCACTGTTCATGCCGATGAGATTACACGGAAGGGCGTCTATGATAAAACCCTTCTCAATCTCAACAGCCTCCTTTACGATGGAATGTATGGTGCCTTTTGACGGTTTATTTCTCAAGAGTTTGAACAATTCAACAGCAAACTCCTGGTGAAGCCCCTCGTCACGAGAGATGAGTTCGTTGGAAAAGCACAGGCCGGGCATGAGTCCTCTTTTCTTTAGCCAAAAGATGGCACAAAAACTTCCAGAAAAGAAGATGCCTTCTACACAGGCGAAGGCGAGAAGTCGTTCAGCGAACGAACGGTCTTTGTTAAACCATTTTAGAGCCCAATTAGCCTTTCTCTCGATACACGGGACTGTTTGAATAGCCTCAAAGAGTTGCTTCTTTTCGGCACTGTCTTTGATGTACTTGTCAATGAGTTTTGAGTATGTCTCACCGTGAACCATTTCATTGTGAGACTGGTACGCATAGAAAGAACGTGCTTCGGAGATTTGCACCTCGTCAGCGAAGTTATTATTGATGTTCTCAAAAACTATGCCATCGGAACCGGCAAAAAACGCCAGAATATATTTGATGAATTTCTGTTCATTATCGTTTAGTGTTTTCCAGTCATCAAGGTCTTTTGAAAGGTCAACCTCTTCAGCTGTCCAGTTAGACATCTGAGCCTTCTTGTAAAGTTCCCACAGTTCCGGGTATTTTAGAGGGAAAACTGTAAACCTGTTTAGAGTTGGAGCGAGAATAGGTTCATGCTCTTCTGGTTCGTACTCTTCTTCGATGTAGTCCTGAAAATCAAAATATGTTCCGATGCGACGTCCGTCAATAAATATTTGAGGGTAGGTTATCGTTGACCCTTCACACAATCTCTTGAGTTCCTCCTTATCAATCATGACTTTCTCATACTCGAGATTCTCTGACTCACATAGGCTTACTGCGTGGTCACAATATTGACAACCTTCCTTCGAATAAATAACAACTTTCATCTGTGATATTATCCCTGAAATTTTTTTGAGCGAAAACTCTAAGCATGATTGTGCCAACAGAGATAAACCAAGATGATATAGTAAAAATTTTAGTCAACGAAGACGGAATTGAAGACGAAATGTACGGTGTTGTCGCGATGAATACCGGAAACACCCTCGGCCTGAGATATCTCAACCCGACCGAACTTTTTTACAAGGGTGCTTGTGTATATGAACTCGAAGCGGAGGAGCTTTCTCCCGCACCGTACGAAAGTGTGATGGAACATTACCCAAGTGGAACAACTTTCGCCGATTTAGAAATGAAGCCACTCGGAACGAACAAATTCGCTTTCTACACGGAGATTGATGTTGAGGACAGTGACAGTGAATTGTACGACGAAGAAGAGACGGACTCCGAGATGGCGGATTTCGTCGTTTCTGATACGGAAATAGAAGGTCAGGCTATCCCCCTACCCGCGGACCACAAGTCCATCGATAAGGAATGGAACGAGTGGGAGCCAACAACTTCAGGCGGAAAGAGTTTTAAGGAAACCGTGGATGCCATCGAAACGCGAATTCGAGGCCTAAGTGTGTAATGCGTTCTTTGATTTTTTAAAAAAGATTGCCACATTCAAAACAATGCTGGCAGCTATATGGGCAGAAATCGATGCTTTACTACCAAAACAAACAGAAGAAAAGCCAGTCAACAATAATTTTTGTAAAGATTGCTCGGGAGTGAAAGTCATTTCTCCAGAAGGACTTCCAACCTGTTCGGAATGTGGTCTCGTCGATTCATACTTCGTAGACGACACAGCCGAATGGACGAGTGGTATGACGGATGATGGTAAGGTGAACGACCCGGCGAGGTGTGGAAACCCTAATGCGAATCCGGAATTGTTTTCGCAAAATTGGGGTAAAAGTACCATCATGTCTACACAACGAGGTTCTTCATATGAGAATAAACGGATGGCGAAGATTAACTTTCACATGTCTATGAATCACAAGGATCGATCACTTTTCCATGCCTATCGAGACATAGACGAAGCGTGTCACACGTTACCCGAATCAATTCTAAAAGATGCCAAGATGTTATACAGAAAATTCAACGATGAAAAACTTACACGGGGGGCTGTACGTTTGGGGATCAAGGCTAACTGCGTTTTATACGCGTGTCGGTTAGCTCAGACTCCTCGAACGACGAAGGAAATTGCAGATATGTTTGGAATTCAGTCGAAGGATATCAGTCGCACGACGCAGATTTTCAAGGATAACATTCTCGGTGTGACCAAGAAAAACTACGTGACTAAATCTTATGACGTGATGCAACGACTTTTGAATTCTTTTGAGGTGACTCGAGAAGAGCGCCTCAAGTGTAATAAGATGTGTGGTGCGACGGAAAACTGTGTCGATCTTATGAGCAAGACACCGAACAGTGTGGCCTCGGCGATTATTTATATCGTCATCGGTCACAAAGTTACGAAATCAGAGATGTGTGACAAGTGTTCGGTTTCCATTCCTACATTGAACAAGATAGAGGCGATTATTAAAAAGCACTTAGAGGTTGTACCCTAGTTTTAATATATGACGAAACTGTTTCTCGCTACTCCGTGTTATGGTGGGTTATGTTTAGAAAAGTATATGAGTAGTATCATTAAACTTCAGATTCTTTTGATCAAGGAAGGAATTCAATTGTACCTCGATACCACGGAAAATGAGTCTCTCGTACACCGCGCTCGTAACGTTTCGGTCGGTCGATTCATGCAAAAAACGGACTGTGAATATTTCATGTTTATCGACGCGGATATTCACTTTGACCCTGAATCTGTTGTTCGACTCGTAAAGTCTGGACACGACATTTCAGTCGCGTGTTATCCCAAGAAGGTGGTCATGTGGGATCAAGCGGCGAACGCCGTCAAGAGTGGGGATGACCGGGACATGTCCATGCTTTCATCGAGTCTCGTGATTAACTTTGGAGCTAAGAATCGTCCGGTCAAAGATGGCTTCATCGAAATTCTTGATGGCCCTACGGGTTTTATGGTCATTAAACGTTCAGCGTTTAAAACACTTGAAGAGAAGTTTCCAGAGCTTTGGTGTAAGAATGATCACCAAAATAGAGACTTTGATGACTACCACGCGTGCTTCGATTGTATGATCGACCCGACGAATCGTAGGTACCTCTCAGAAGATTACGCATTCTGTCGTCGCTGGCAACAAGCAGGTGGTAAAATCTATGCCGATGTGAACACGACCCTTGGTCACGTAGGAAATCTACCGTTTTCGGGATGTCTCAAAGAAAGGCTTAAGGCTTAGAGTACAGAGGGAAGTATGAATATCGTCACTATTTTAGTTACTCGTTCTAAGGCGTGTCATGTGAAGACACTTCACACGGTACTCAGGATTAACGTACAGTGTCTACAAAAGAATATTAACAACCAGATTACCTACGTAGATGACGATCCATTTCAAAAGGCTGAGGCGGTTCAAAAGTTTATGAAAACGTGTGACCGAATTATTTTCATCGACTTTGGAATTAGTTTGGACGATGATTCTATTAAGCAGTGTTTCGAACCTCACGATACGGTTGGGTGTCTCGTCTTTCCGGGTGTGAAGGAAGGAGTCGATTGGGGACTCTTCAAGGCCAAAATCAAGGATGGTAGTTCCGAGCCAGTCACGCAGATGGGACTCCATTTTGATACGGAAGTCGGTATGAAGATTTCCGAAGATATTTATCGGGTCAAAACGACCGAGGCTCGAGCATGGGTCATGAATACGAAAAACGTGACGAAAGCACTGAAGAAATCTGGGGATGGTACTAAAATTTATGCCAAGATGTTTGAAAAATTTGTCGAGCAAGGTGTTCGAATTTATGCGTTTACGGCATCTAAGTTGACCATGACCTACACACACGAATGTCTGAGTAATATCCTAAACGCCGCCGGTGTGAAAGTCAATTAAAGTTTATTACTGATTACTACACATGTCTATAAAGTCGGACTCCCCGCTTTACAAATATGTCGTTGACTACATTCATACGAAGTGGGGAAGTAAAGACTATTTCCCCGGACCACAACCGATTTCCATCGAGTACAAGCACTTTCCGATTCTCAAAAGTGCCGAGTACGTCGTGTGCGAAAAGACGGATGGGGAACGTCACATGATGGTGGCTCTCATGTTTGAAGGGAAAAAGAAGTGTCTCTTTGTGAACCGCGCTTTCAACATGTTCGAAGTACCAATCAATCTCAAGAAGGCGGCCTATGAAGGGACGATTCTCGATGGAGAGTTGTACGATAACACACTCATGGTATACGACGCAGTTTTGGTAAATGGTGAGTCCGTGTGGGACACCCATCTCATGCGAAGACTCGAAGCCGCCAGGGGTCTCATGAAATCCATCATCTACATGAAAAGTGACAAGTGGCGTCTCAAGTGTAAGACATTTTACCAAATGCGTGATTTTGAAAAGTTTATGGATGAGTATCTTCCCACGGTTCAACAAAAAATTGATGGACTCGTGTTTACTCCAGTGAATGAACCAATTCGTATCGGTACTCATGAGACTATGTTTAAATGGAAGCCTCAAGAAAAGAACACGGTGGACTTTCTCATGAAGAAAGAACCTTCGAGAGAAACCCCAGGATTTAAACCAGGTTTACCCGCATGGCGTCTGTACGTACAAGAAAAGGGGAAGTTGTTTTTCGAATCGGAAATTCCACATAACAGAATCGAGGATGAACCCTGGTTTGAAGACGGGGCTATCGTGGAGTGTAAGTATATCACATGGGAGGAACCTTTGTGGTGGAAACCTATCAAGCGGAGGAGGGACAAGACGCATCCTAACAATCGACGGACATTCTATCGAACGATTGTCAATATCAGAGAGAATATTCAAATGAAAGAGTTTTTAGACTGTAAACCAAATTTTTAATTTTTCAAATTATACACCATAAAATAGAAACTCGCCTCTTTCGGTAGTTCGTATTCTTCGACACTTTCATCGTTCGCTAAAAGCCATTTGTTCCGTCTTTTAACGAAACTTACGTAGTGTCCATCGTTTTGAATACCCACATGTACCGCACATGAAATAAGATTGTACTCACTATTGCCGATGACCATCTTTTCTATGATTTCTATGTGACTCTTACGGTCAAACGAAATCATGAGGACCTGTGGAAGTTTTGAAAACACCATACGCGACGTCGCTAAGTGGTGCACCTTACCATCGGTATCTTCAAAATTTTCTATGGTATTCCAGTCAGTACTTTTTTGGAGCATCTCACCCATATCCTTACCCTCGGCGGTTACCAGGTGTACACTGAAATCTTCTTCGTTCGATGACTTTCCACCGGGCCATATAGTTTCTTGCTTCTTCTTTCCGTATAACCATTCCTTAATCTCGGGTCTAGAAACCTCTAGAATATCTATGATGCACAAAATAGCTTCCTGGACATCATGTTGTTCTTGGGACTTAAACCTAGGGAACTTAGTTCTAAACTGTTCTAAGAGTGTTCCGATGTTTACACTTTCTTGTCCCTTGGTCCAA